TACTAGGAAATAATCCCTGTGCCAATGACTTACAACTCCCTCGTCGGGGCAAAAAGCTCGGCGGGCTCCATCGCGGCATGGACCGGCTACGGCAAGCTTGTTGATCAAGCCGACATCATCCTGACCGAGGCGCAATCGCTGATCTTCCAGGCGCTGCGCGTGCGCGAGATGCGAACCGAGTGGACGTTCGGCATGGCTGTCAATTACAGCCGCTTGGCGCTGCCGGACCGCTTTCTCGATCCGATCGGCAGGCTGACGGACACCAGCTTCGGCAAGCGATACCGCCACCTCGACGAAAGTTCGATCAAGGAGCGGCGCGCATATCAAGCGCTTTCTGGCGGCTCGTTCGGCACCAACCCATTCACCACGGGCGCGGCCGGCTCCGGCATCGTCGCGGCCGTGCTCGCTGCCCATGGGCTGACGCAGGGCTCCGACATCACGATCGCGGGCGCGAGCTCGCCGCTCGACGGCATCGCCCTCAACGGCACATTCCCGGTGACGGACGTTCCGGACGCCAACGATTTCTCCTTCGACAGTGGAGGATCAGCGACCGCAGGCGGTGTGACCGGCGGTGGCGCGGCGGCGACATGGACCGCCAACCAGTTGATCGCGGGCTCGCCGACATGCTGGGCGATTTGGGATGAGTGCATGCAATTCGATGGCGCTTTCGATGCCGCTACCAGCTTCCGCCTCCAATACTTCCGCTCGCCGCTCCCGCTCTCGGCGAGCAACCAGACCAATTTCCTCACGAACCGCTATCCGCTCCTGCTGCGCAAGGCATGTCAGGCAGCGGCGGCGGACTTCATGAAGGACGATAACGAGTACACCAAGGCGACCACCGCTCTTGGTACGTTGATTCAGGCCACCAATGCCGAAAGTGACCTGATGTACCGCGGCGCCGAGCTTTACACGGATACACCGTAATGGTCGCAGACACCTATTCCGCCCGCCTCGGGATGCTCGAGATGGGCACGGGCAACCAGAACAATAGCTGGGGCACATCGTTCAACAACTCGGTCACGGACGTCATCGACCGCGCCATTGCTGGCATTGCGTCACGCGCGCTTACCGGCGGTACACTCGACCTGTCGGGTACTCCGCCGCCTGCTGCAACACGGCAGGACATCGATGCGATCCAGTTGATTACTGGCACCCTCACCGCGCATCAGACCATCATAATTCCGAACCTGTCCAAGATCACCAAGTTCGCGAATTTCACCACCGGCTCGTTTCAACTGTTCATCAAGACCACCGCAGGAACTGCGGTGCAGGTGCCTCAAGGCTGCATCCGCGATATCGTGTGTGATGGCGCGAACAACTGCTATCGCTCCGATCGCGATGAAGTCGGCAAGTTCACCCATTCCGGGGGCGCCACTCCTGCACCGGGCGAGTTCGCGTGCAACGGAGCATCGCTGTTGCGCGCAGACTTTCCGGACCTGTTCAATAGGATCGGCACCACCTGGGGCGCGGTTGACGGCACCCATTTCACGCTGCCAAATTTCACCGACACCGGGCGCTTCCTGCGCTCGTCGACCGGATCACTTGCCGTCGGCACCTATCAGTCCAATCTGGTTGGCGCGCATAACCACACCGTCACCGGCGCGCCATCAGTCGGAACGCTCGGCACCGACAACCCTGGAAACCACACGCACGGCAACACGCTGAGCGATCCGGGGCACAGCCATCCGCATAACGCGATCACGGGTAGCACAACTACGGGCGGAGGCGCCTACCCGGCCGGCGCCAACTCCGCTGCCACGATCAGCGCAAACACGACCGGAATCACGATCAACAATGCTGCGGCCGGCGGTCACACCCACACCATCACCGGCGCGCCGGGTGTTGGCACGCTGGGCACTGCGAACAATGTCGGCGCGGAGACCCGCCCCGAATCCGCTGTCGTCCTGATCTGCATCAAATACTGATGGCGGAGCTTCAGGAACTGCCGATCGCGCCCCCGCCGGGCGTGATCAAGACCGATTCCAATCGTGTCATCGAGGGCCGCTGGTCCGACACCATCAACATGCGGTTTGTCAAAGGGCGTCCGCAGAAGATCGGCGGATGGGTCAAGGGCTACCCAACGTCGACCGACGGAACGCCGCGAGCCCTGCACGCATGGCGCGACGTCTCGTTCAACGCCTATCTGGCGGCCGGCACTTACAAGAAGCTCTACGCATACGATCCCGATCAGGTGCAGAGCGACATCACGCCGTATCGGTCGCAGGGAACGCTCGGCAATAACCCGTTCACGACCACAAATGGGTTGGCGATCGTGCAGGTCGCGCACACCGCGCACGGTCTCAACGTCGGCGATCTGATCTATCTGTCGGGATCTGCGGCCGTCGGCGGCATCACGCCAAACGTCTCAGCCGTTCCCGTCGCCACCGTGACGGATTCCGATCATTACACTTTCCTCTTTACGTCAAATGCGACGTCAGGAGCGACGGGTGGCGGCGCGGCGGTCGCCTTCAAGTACGAGGTGCCGGTCGGTGTCGAGCTGGGCGCCTATGGTCTTGGCTGGGGCGTCGGACCGTGGGGCCTCGGCACATGGGGCACTCCGCGCGGAGCGTCCACCATCTACATCGAGCCGCGCGTCTGGTCGCTGGATCATTTCGGCAAGCTGCTTCTCGCCTCCTACAATGGGGGCGGCATCTATCAGTTCGATCCGACCGCAACGAAGCCGTGGGGCCGGGCGACGCTCGTCGATGCAACAGCACCGACCAACTGCCGCGCCATGTTCGTCACGCCGGAGCGCTTCGTTATGGCGCTCTTGGACAACATGCAGGTCGCCTGGGCGAGCCAAGGCACTATCAACATCTGGACGCCCGCCGTCGGCAACACCGCAAACGTCCGCACGTTGACCGAAGGCACCAAGCTTGTGGCGGGGCGCGTTCTCGCCGACTTCGTGTCGCTGGTCTGGACGGACGCCGCTCTCTATCGCTTCCAGTACAATGGATCTGTCTACATCTATGCCTCCAGCATGGTGGCAAAGGACTGCGGCCTGATCTCGCCGAATGCATGCATCACCATCGGCGGCATCGCCTACTGGATGGGCCAAGACAATTTCTGGACCTACAACGGCACCGTTCAGCCCATGGCGAACGTCGAGGACATCCGCAAGTATGTGTTCGACAACCTCAAGACCGACTACGGCTACCAGTGCTGCGCCGTCTATAACCCGAAGTTCAACGAGGTGTGGTTCTTCTACACCATCAACGGGCAGACCAACCCGACGCTTGGGGTGGTCTATTCCATCACCGAACAGTGCTGGGCGCCGCTCTATTGGGGCCGCTGCGGCGGAACGCACTTCACGCAAGGCGACACCCGCCCCTACATGGGCGATCCGGTCACCAGCCTGATCTACCAGCACGAGACAGGACTCGATGCTGACGGCTCCGCCCTGCCCTACTCGATGACGCTGGCACCATACGCCCTGACCAAGGGCGGCAAGTACACCATGATGGTCGAGTACGTGGTGCCGGATTTCTTCCAGCAGGCCGGCGACACCACCATGACCATGACGGCATGGGATCGCGTCAACGATTCCGCGCCGCTGGAGACCGAGACCGAGACCGTCGTGGCGACCGACAGCGGCACGATCGATGCCCGCATCTCTGGCCGCTACATCGGGCTGACGGTCAGTGCCTCCTCGCCCGGCTGCTATGTGCGCCTCGGCATCCCGGTCGCCTTCGTGAAGTCGGCAGGAGATCGCAGTTGAGAAAGCTCTTTGTCTCGCAATTCCCCGGGATTCCGCCTGAATTACAGGGGCTGTTCAACGAACTCGAAAGCGCCAGCCACGATGGCGACGTGGTCGATATCGGGCAGGCGTTCACCATCAACGGTTCATTCACAGAAACGACGGTCCTCAATGTCTCGGCGCCGACGACGGCGAACATCGCCGCAGTTCTTGCAACCCTCATCCTCTACCTCCAGCGCGGTGGAGCAACCCGCAGCACATGACCCGGTTGCTGCCGAACTGGTGGAGAACCGATCCGCCACCGGTACGGAACGCGGCAACCATGACGGGTTCGTGGTTCGGTACGCCGAGACCGATCAGGATGTGGTCGCGATGCACCGCTTTCTGCTGGTGGTCGCCCGGCCCGCGATGCAGTGCCCTGTCGACGCGCAGGACAGCCTGCTCGAGATCATCCGCGTCACCAAGGAGA